TTACAGTCCGCATCCTTTAGCCACTTGGATACCCTACCAGGCAGTTGATTGACAATGCTTTACAAAAATGATAATTATACTCTTGGTGTTGTGTAACTTGATTTGAACTTATGAAATGGTTAGAAAATTCGGTGGATATTGAAAAACCTTTAATTAAAACTTGTGGCGAAACTGTGGAGGCTCTTATAGATGAGTTACTGCCGGAAGTTAAACTTTGTGCATTTGAACAGAATGGTGAAGCAAATGTCGAGGTTAAAATTAATATATCTTTTAAAGATGACACTTATGAGATTGAAACTTTAGGGCAAGTAGAATTCCCGGCTAGGGTAATTAAAGTCAAAGCTGTAGAAGAAGATAATGAGTGATAATATTTTGGAAAAACTCGGCCTGACAAAGGAATTTGTTAAGGCAGCTTTAAGTGTAAAACCTTTTGAAGATAGGGAAGACCCTATAACTATTGATGAGAAGAATTACCTTCCAATAGAAGACCAAAAAAGAATTAGAGCTAGGCTTAAAAAACATAAAGAATTTATTATAGCCAGATTTAAAAGTGGGATAGACCCCCGCACTATATCTCTACTACTGGGTGTCTCAGAGGAATCAGTAAGATCCAGATTAAGAAGGGCTAATTTATTTAACAGCTCAGGGCCGGGTAGGCCTAAATCCGTAAATTAAACTGATCCCAATCCTCTTTGTATTTCTCAAACTTACCTTTAGAGTTTTCGTTGTGAGGGTAAAAACAAGGGGCGGCAACTCCATTTAAGGCCAAACAAGGGACTATATAAAAAACTGAGTGGGGCTCTATGTAAGCAATAAGCATGTCGACTTTGTGGCAGTCAATAGGTTGCTTATTAGAGCTACCAGATTGTGCATCTACTTTATATCTATAATTGTTAAAATGAGAAGTGCCTTTGACTTGTGTTTTATATAAAGTACCGGCGGCATTCATGATGATGCAGTCTTGCGGTAGGTGATCCCCAAGTGGCGTAAAAACTTCTAGTCTATTTGCTAAAGCTTTTGCAAAAAAAGAATACTCAAATAAGGTACCATTCCGCTTATTATTCACGCTTTATTATCCATCGATAAACACCTTTAGATTCGTCTCTCCTTAACCATGAAACTCCCTTAGATGCCATGTGTCGCAAGCCCCATCCGAGCTTACGGGGGTTCACATCTCTCAATAGAATATCTACACCACTAACCTTGCTAATATGTTTTAAAAGTTCTGAGCATGTACCGCACCACTCCTCGCCTTTCTCAAGCTGAGTGTCTCTAAAGATCTCCAGCAGTTCTACGATATGGGAGTATTTCCCGTCAGCTTGGGCTGCCCCCTCAATTATTGGAGACAAATATGCCTTAACTCCGAATCTATACTCTCGCATTTCTTCTGGAACTACATGCTCGTTTAACCAAGCCGCGAAATACGGTAATTCTTTTGACACTTTTCCAGGTAAACTATCATCAAATCCGGTAAACCTATTGCAATTAAATACCATCAACTTGTCGCGGGTTGACATGTCAAGATCTGGTAGCATCCGCATGGACATAGGGTCATTGTTCAATGTAATACTCATTCGACCTCTCCAATAAACCCTGCCTGATTTTTTAAATTTTGCATTTACGACAAAGGTATCATTTGCCACGAATTCTTTTATCTTAGAAGAAAACTGAACATGAGACTCACCACTAGTTCCAGCTTCGTCATCTACCGTCCACATACCGCATTCAAATAAATGGTCGTTGAAATCGGTCTTACCTACAAGGTACTCAGAGCACTTCATGTGGCCTCCAAATAAAGCCCCGAGAATCTTTGTATTCCACATTGTCTTACCGCAATTAGGTGGGCCGACAAGAACATGGCAGTGTCCTTTCTGCGGGCTCCCCTTTAGCGCATTTTTGTATGCGTAAGAGAGCCAAGCCAATTCCCACTTTAATTGATCTTCGCCAAACATATCTTCGGCCCATTTTGCAATAGTTGGAAACTCTTTACCCCAAGATTTTTCAGTTAAATTAGATGGTTTAATCGGGGTAATCCTAGCGGTGTTAAAATACCTCTTACCTTCAAAATGGACTACCCGATTCTTATCAAAGCAGAATGGCACGGCGGACTCAACCCGCTTGGTCGTATGAATCTGGTGCAATGCTCGCTGGGCTTCGGAAAGATTCTCTCTCCTGCCTCGCTGATTTGTTAAATCGTGACGGGCTTGGATATCCAAAAATGCCTCCTCCTTACCAGCCATTATAAAACCCCCAATGTCGTCTTCTATTAAATAATTACGGCCGTCATACCAGTAGTTCTCAATGCACTTACCAATCCTGCCTACTTCAAATTGGGAGACAAATCGCGTCCCTAATATGTCACCCCAAGTATAGAATGGCTTGTCTGCGCTAAAGCACTGCATCCCCTCAGCCCTAACGATACATGCCGTAGGATTCCAATCTGGGTTAGCACCCGGCCCCCAGAACCAGATACCCCGTGACCCTTCTTGAAAAGCTCCTGTCCATAGATTAGGGAATTGTCTCTGAACCTCTTCTGCAACTAAATCTAGTGGAATAATCGTACCCCTACCTTCAAAGTCTTCGGCTCGGCTCGTTTCATACTGCCAGTAATGGAGAGTGCTCGCGGGTATTTGTATGTCCGAGACCTTCTTCCAGTCAGTCCCTAAATTATAGTATGTGTGGGGGTTGTGGAATGCGGGCTTATCGAAGCCGCGGCAAACTTTATCTAAACCCAACTCTGCTGAAATCCTAGTAAGTAATCTTTTGGTAGATTTAGATCCATGGAGCATTACGGGTTTTTCAAACTCCCAAGTAGCGTGAACCCCACCTGAGAAAGACCGGCTCACACGGGAGCATGGGTACTGCAAATCGATTACCCTTTTCATTACATCCGTGAATTCTTTATCGGAAAGTTTAGCGTCCCAATCTGCGGTAACAGAATGTAAATATAAAGGTGGGTTCTGAGATGTTACCCGTTGACTGGGGTCGGCACCCTCGGAGCCGTTATATAATAAATACTTAGTAGTGGGGTAGGCTATATACTGCCTAAACTTAGCTTTTGATTCAAATTCTGGTAGTACAATATCGGAATTCCAAGGCTCTTTCTCTTCGACTACTGATGCTGAAACATTAGGTATGCAGAAATACTTAGACATTAGCCAACCTTTCAACTTCAATTTTGTTAAGAAGGTGCTCAACTCCTATTTTAAAATCCATCGAGTAGCATGATTTATTGTCAAACTGCTCATCTATTAGCTCCGTACTAACCCCATGCTCGGAGATGTGGGTATCGTTTTTGGAATAAAAACTATCGTCTCGGATTACTTCGACAATGATCCCACCTTCTAGCTTGATAGCCTCGGCTTCATTATCAAAGCGGACATCATCTATGATGAAATCATCACCACCCATACCTCTCATACGCTCAATTAAATGGTCAATCCATATTGAATTTGATACTAAATTTCTACCAAACTCCGTACCAAGCAACTGCATCAACCTCCTCGGTGTAAGTCCGCCGAAAACATAACTTGTAGGTCTCTCCTTAAGGTCGGGGTCGTTGAGCCTAACCTCGTCAACACCCATCGCCTCAAGCGCGTTTTTAATTGGTGACGCAAAACTTAATTTTTTGAGACCTAACTCAACAGCATAATCTGCAAAGCTAGATTTCCCGCACCCTTTTCTACCACATAATCCAATTATCATATCTTTTATTTTTTATTTTGTATACCTATCCATAATGACGACATCGCTGTCCAAGGGGACATCACACCATTCCGGTGCCGTCTTCATTATTTTACGAATTTCTTTTTTAACCTCCTGGGCTTTATCAATATCAACTTCGACCACAACTTCATCATGCACTTGCAGCACGATATCGTAACCGGCTTTATTAATCTCCAGCATGTGGTTCCCGAATAAATTACGGGCATTACCTTGAACCTCATTCTGGAAAAGATTAGCTCCGTAGTATTTACCTCGGCGGGCTCCTCCTTTTGTTAATTTAGCCTCGTTGTTACCCTTATCGACTCTAATATTCCAAAAATGTATTTCACGCCCATTAAATAATTCAATGGACATATCACCGCCGTCATTTTTACTTTTATATTCACGGTCATATTCTTTCCATTTGTTTACAATCAAAGGGTTCTTATCACGGTAATCCATGACCTGAATAAATGCATTAACCCAATGAGTTTTTGTCTCGGCATCAGCGGCATTAAACCAATTCAAGTATTTTTCCTGATATGACTCTAGGAAATTTGTGAATCTTCTTTTATCTCCAATGCCGTATTCACCTTCTAAGATGTGAAGCTGGCCGAATGATCGGACGGTTTCGTAAAATTTATACCAGCCGCAACCGTAGCCCAATTGCAACACACGGGTTTTGGCCAGCAGATATAAATCAGGATCTTCATCTTTCAATTTCCCACCAGTCCAACCCATAGTAGCAATGGCATGAGCCTCGTAGGGGTTATAACCTTCGCGAACAAGATCTAACGCGGCTTCATCACCAACGCATTTCCAAATAAGCCTAGCTTCAATCTGGCTAAGATCGCTGACTATAAAAATCTTACCCTCTGGTGCTTTAATGCAGTTACGAATGTTAACACCGTATTTTGTATCTCTAGGTAAATTCTGAACATTAAACCCACCAGCTCCACTCCATCTTCCAGTAACCTCAGCCCCGAAATACATGAGAGAGTAGGGCATCCTACCTTCAAGGTTGACCCTGGAACTCATGGTCTTGAGCTTCTTGAGGTGGGTGTTCATGCGCTGGTAATTTTGCATATCAGCCACAAAAGACATTTCGCCTTTATGCTTATCGAACCACTCCTTAGCCTCTTCACTCCCCTGCGCCAAAGACTTCGGCGGTTTGATACCACGGCGGCGGCATTCTATTGCCAACGCTTTCTTTGAGTAAATCACATAAGGCTTACGGGTATCCGGATCTATCTCATTATACCACGGTAGCGCATTACGGCACTCCCACATTTTTTTCTCTAAATTGTCTATAGCTTCCTCGACCATTCCCGTGTCAATAGGTAAGCCACGAAGCCCCATTTTGATTGTTAGATCTTCCAAATCTAACTCCTCTTGTGGGATCCTCGGATAAAGTTCTTTAAACAAACGCCACTCTAATATGGCATCGGTAATTGCGTAGTTGATTACATCATCGGCTTTGCCGTCATCAACTATCATCTGCCAGGTTTTACCCTTCATGTAATCACGAACTTCC